AGTCGAACTCAAGCTTTAGGTATTTTAGCAGGTGTAGGTATGCGTATGACTATGTATCCTATTCTGTATACAGTATTAAGTCAAGCATTTGATCAAGAACTATTTGGTGTTGATGATGAATCCGAGGATGAGTCTGATATTGAAGATATTATAACACGACAAGTCGTAGGTACTATGCTTAGTCTTATGACTAGAAAAAGTATGGGTAATATTCCTAATTTAGTTCCATCTATGTTGATAGAGCAGTTTAATGAAAAAGCATTGGATGGTTTAAGAGAGGGAGATTATGACGCTTATAAGCACTCAATAGTATATAACCAGCTAAGTTTAGATCAAATAGAAGATAAAGGCCTTACTAAGACGGCGGTAGGAGTTTTAGCTGGGCCGTTTGGGCCGATAATAAAAACTTTGGAACGAATGACTAGTCTGGGTTTTAGGTCGATTAATAATGCAACAAAAGAAAGTAGAGAGAAAAATAAAGAAGAATTAACCAACAGAATGGTATTGGAGCTTTTAGGTAATTCCGGTTTAGTACCTTTTTATAAAGACATAAGACGAGCTGTTGTTAAAGACTTCTTCGCAGATGATGTTAAAAATAGAAAAAGATCAAAAAGAGAAAAAGAGAGAAGAGAATATTTAGAGTATCTAAAAACAGAAGACCCCTCTGAATACAGAAGAGAGCTGAGAGAACAAGCAAACGATTCTTTTGAAGATGAATACTTTGAAGAAGATGACTTTGACCCAAGTGAATACTAATGAATAGTTTTAACCAACATAAATGTATGATGAACAGTTATAAGATATTAACTGGGAAAGAGACTTTCCATCAAATGCTAGATAGGGATGAGGAGGTTCACTTTGTTTTTAATCCAACAATTCCAGTTGTGCCTATGGAAGACGGGGTTTATGATTATGTTAGGGAGTATTTTGAAAAATTAGAAGACTACAGCAAGTGTGCTGAAATTCATTGGGCAAAATGCAAGGCCCTTCACTTAATTTAAATCCATCATGCAGTTTATAGCTGTATGCCCACCTATAACTACACCACAAGCTATAGCTTGTTTTTTAAAGTTGCGAGCGTAAGCTGCTGCATAACTTTTAGCATCAACGCCGCAGCCAATCTGCATTCCAAAAACTCGAAACTTTTTACCCACAAACCAATGAACGTATGACTCAGTATGAGTATGCCCACATACACTAGACATCATATTGTTTTTTGCCTTAGTCTTTGCTTGACCACCTTCTCCATGCTCGTAAAGAACATTGTCGTAAACTATGGTTTCAATCCAATTCCACTTAGGTGTACCCAACACATCATTATAAGACTTAATCCAAGCTGAAGGCACACCACCGGTCATAGCCTTCCTTGCAGCCATACGGTCATGATTTCCGATTAAAACATCTGCTACCGGGAAAGCTCTGTACCATTTTTTTACAAACTTTTTAGCTAGCTTAAGCTCATTCCCCGCCGAAAGCCCAGACGGATCTGGCTCATGGTATGAAAATGCGTGATTATCTAAAATGTCTCCAATGTAAATTACTTGATTACAATTAAACTTAGCGTAAACTTCCTGGCAATGTTCTAGGTATCCCTCTAAAGTAAAAGGAGCGTGAAGATCTCCTATTACGAGTATCCTTCGCTCCTTTTTATTTAAATTCTCAAACGCTTTGCGCTTGTTACCTGATAGCCTTGGTCTTATTTCGTCAAAATTATACTTCATCTGTTAATGCGTAAATTAACTCATTAAGTATGGATATAATATTTGTGGCTTTTATTTTTGCTTCTTCATGGTCTCTTTCCATGAGGTCTTCGTAGAGTTCGTTAGTGAGGTCGTGCATTTCATCGGCAACATAAGTTATGTGCTTTATAGCTTGAATGTCGTTCGGTGAAATTTTAGAAGCCATTAATCCATTGAGCGTAATAGTATTGTCATTGTCATAAATATACTAAAAAAAATCATATAAAAAAATTTTTTTTCTCGAACCCTATGTTTCTGCTAAGGTTTAAGCTAATATAAAGCTCTTCTAAAGGTGTTAATTCGTGCTGAGGGTACACGATATTGTTTTTAAATTTTAAAACCTTCTCAACGCCGTTATCACTAAATAAAAAATAAACATCAGGATCAGCTAGGCTGGGTGCTAAGCAAAAATTATAATAAGAAACTTGGTCGATATGATAATTCCTTATGCATTGCGTTACATAGGTTTCGCTACAATCTGCCAACAGAGCAATTTGCTCATAAGCAATTTCTGGGTTTTCAGTATACAGTTTTAATATTTTTCTTCTTCTTGTCGCTTTTAACATTTTGTTTTATGTATAAATTTAAATTAATTAAATCAAGGTACTCATTTATTGTGATTAAACATATGTCTGATAGAATTAAAAACGAACCTCTTTCTTTTATTATTTCTAAGGCGAATGGCACAGACTCATTATTGTGCTTAACTATTCCACCTATAACATGTGTAGTATGAATTGTTGGTTTTATATCTATAACATGTTTGTCTATATAATTTGATATTATTAATGACAACTCAAAATCCATATCATCTAAAGCCTCCAGGTATTCGTCAGCCACATCATATCCATTATCCTTTATATACTTCGGTTTGAAATCCATATTTTTTTAACTCTTTTATCCTGTACTTTTGAAGCTCTGAAAGCTTACCTCCTGGTTTTTTTATTTCTGAAAACAAAACATTACAATTTTTAGGCAAAGCAATTAAATCGGGTATACCATTTTTATTTGTTAGCTTGAGCTTTATAACATAGTAACCCTCTAACTCCAGCTCCTTGATTCTTTTGTTCTGTATTTGTTGTTCTGTCATATTAAAATTTATGAAGGTTGTATCGGCTGAGAAAATATCCAGACCCATGACCTAAATTTTTAATATTTTTTTTATTAATGAGTTCTTCTTTAGTCGCCCATCCAATAAACTCAATTTTATTTTTATCCACATAAGCTAATACATATATATCAATATCTTGATTAGCTTTCAATGTAGATAATAAGTTACCATACCTATGGCTGGTAGATTTTATATCATACCTACTTCCGTTTTTTGTTACTCCATCAGCACTACCACTTCTAGGGGATAAACCAAAGTCAGGAAATAAATTATTTTGTTTAGCAAACGCATACTCAGCCTTGAACCCCTGAATATCTGCGCTTACCCCATCATGGTCTCCTATTTTTGCATCCCTCACATTGTTTTGCCTGGCTATACTTGATCTAAGTTCTCCAATATACTCGCAAAGCTCTACCTCTTTCGGGTCTAATTCTACTACCATAATATTTTATAAAGTTAATAAATCTCTTTTAAAATGTTTTAATGTATAATCTTTCTTTTTGGTAACAGCTTTATAAATTTCGCTTTCAATACCACCCCTTGCAAACACCCAATACACATCACTTTCTGTTCTCTCTTTGGTAGTCATTCTATCTCTAGACTGCCAATAGCTGGTTGCTGAAAAATCTATATTGTAATACACTAAGCAGTCAGCATCTTTTAGTGATATTCCCTCTCTACCACTAACAATTTGTAGTGCTATACTTTTATTTGAGTTACAAAATTCTTCAAGTGTGTTACAAAGTTGTGTTCCATAAACTTCTTTCAACGCATTGTATTCTTCTTTAAATTTATAAAATATTCCTATTTTTTTATGCTTAAATTTTTTATAAATATACTCTGCCTTAGAGTAGTCTAGCACCATTGATTCACCCGACTCAAACTTTACTGTACCTGAATACATTTGGTGAAGCTTCATCATAAGTTTTACGGGAGTGTCTGCTAAAATTATATTTGGGTTGCCTTCAACCACCAAATGTTTTTTTAATTTATTAGTTAACTTATAAGTTAGCTCAGACATTTCAACTACAAGGGTGTGTTCTTTTGTTTTTATTTTAAACCCAGCCTCTTTTTGAGTGTAAGAAATTGTGTGAGGTTTCATTTGGTCTATAATAGAGTCTAAGCCTTGACTATAATCATTTATAAGAAGGCTATTAATTTTACGTTGCTTTATGTTTACAAATTTTTTAGCAAACTTATAAAATGTTTTATACTCCGAGAAAGGATTTTTGTTTAATACAGAAACTTGATGATACATTTGAGAATAAGATTCTGGCGTAGGTGTGCCAGACAAAAAAATTACATAAGGATTGTTCTCAGATATTAAAGACTTGACCGTTTTTGATCTTTTGTTTCTTTTGGGAAACGCCCCTAGGCCATGAGCCTCATCACACACAACCATATCCCATCCCCTTGGGTCTACC